AAGCCAACCCCAATCATGGCGTATCGGTTGGCCCTGATTTCGTCAGAGCGGCGCAAAAACTCGCGATGCTCAAAACCAACAAGCAGAACGCCTTTAAAACCAAACATCTAAACATCTGGTGCAACGCCAAAAACGCCTATTTCAACACCCTGAACTGGCTCAATTGCACCGATAAAAACCTGCAAATTGAAGATTTTCACGGCGAAATGTGCTGGATTGGCCTGGATTTAGCCAAAAAACGCGATTTAAGCGCAAAAATCCTGCTTTTTAAGAAAAACATCAACGGCCAGGATCACTACACCGTCTTTAGCAAATTTTACCTGCCCGAAGCGCAAGTGACCCAGCAAGAAAACGACACCCTGAGAACCCTTTACTCAGACTGGTACAACGCCGGTTGGTTGAACATCTGCGAAGGCAACGAAATGGATTTCAGATTGATTAGAGATGACATCCTCGACGATAACAACCTGTTCGCCGTGCAAGAAGTCGCCTACGACCCGCACGGGGCCATCATGATCTCACACGAACTGCAAGAAGCGGGCATGGAGCCGGTCGAAATAAAACAACACGGCTCTAACTACACTATCCCGATGAACGAACTCGAAGCCGCCATCGACTCCGGGCGCATCCATCACGACGGCAACCCGGTCATGGCGTGGAATATCGCCAATGTTGTTGCCAGAGAATACCCAGGCGGAAACAAAATGCCTACTAAAGACGATATAGACAACAAAATAGACGGTGCGGTCGGATTAATGATGGCGCTTAGTCGAGCGATGCTGGTAGAAACCTCCAGCGTATACGAAACACGAGGACTCAGAATTTTATGATATATGACCTGTTAGCCCTGCTAGCCCTGCTCATGATAGGCATCGGCAGCGCCTTTGCCATAAGCTGGCCTGTCGCTTTGATCATTACCGGGGCGCTATTATTATTGCTGGTCATTAATAAACGTAGCGCATGCGCCTAACTCAACTATTAAACCGGCCTTCGTTATTCTTTAACAATGCCACCGCCAATAAAAACGAACCGAATCGCCGGCGTTCTTTTTTGCCTGCAAAGCAAGCCGGTATCCGCGTCGATCATGATAACGCCTTAACCCTCTCAGCCGTATTTAGAGCGGTCAGAGCGATTGCAGAACCGCTGGCGTTATTGCAATGGGGCGTATACCGGGACGCTGCGAACGGCAAAATAGCCGTTAACGACGATATAAAATACCTGCTACACCGACGCCCTAACCCTGAAATGTCCGCGTTCACCTTCCGTGAAACGCTCATTGCCTGGGCGTTAACCTGGGGCAACGGCTATGCTGAAATAGAATTCGACTTAGGTTTAAGGCCGGTTGCACTTTGGCCGATCTCGCCGGACCGCGTCGAAGTGCGCCGCGAAAACGGCCTAATCGTCTACGACATAAGCAACGGCAAAGGTAAAACCGACACCCTGCCCGCTAGCAAGATATTTCATCTACACGGCTTAGGCTTTGATGGCTTAACCGGCTACTCAGTCATATCCCTGGCGGCGCGTTCCATCGGCCTCGGCATGGCGGCGGAAGAATTCGGCGCGGCCTTTTTCGGTAACGGCGCGGTCATGTCAGGTTCGCTCACCCATCCCGGAAAATTATCCGATGACGCTTTTAATCGCTTACAAACCGATTTCAACAACAAATACAGCTCGGCTAAAAACGCCCACAAACCAATTATTTTAGAAGAGGGCATGAAGTGGGAATCCATCGGACTTCCGCCGGGCGATGCGCAATTTCTTGAAACCCGTAAATTCAACATTACCGATATAGCCCGATGGTACGGCGTTCCCCCGCATAAACTCTATGAACTGGATCGGGCTACCTTTGGCAACATCGAACATCAATCCATAGAATTTGTAATCGATACAATCATGCCGTGGGCGGTGCGCCTGGAGCAAGAAGCGGACGCTAAAGTATTGCGCGGCAATCGCGGACGTTATACCAAAATCAACCTGAACGCCCTCATGCGCGGCGACAACCAATCGCGCGTAGCCTTTTATCAAGGCATGCGCAACATGGGCGTATTCTCAGCGAACGACATCTGTGCGTTAGAGGACATGAACACTATTGGACCGGATGGTGATAAACGTATTGTCCAAGTAAATATGACCACTCTGGAACATATTGGAACGGACAAAGCGCCCAAGCCGGTTAATCAAACGGATGCAGGAACAAGCGCTCAAAACCAACTCAACGCCATGCGCGTAATGGCTCAAGCGTCTGTAGAACGATTGTGTAACCGTGAATACTGGTCATTAAAGGGAAGTGACCGCTTGAATGCTAAAAACTACCGGGACTATCACCAGGATTCAGCGCTAAAGGATCTAAAGCCGGTCGCTAGCGCCTTGGCGATATTGTTCAATATTGAACCCAATGAAGCGCTGCAACGCACTCAGCAATTTATCGACGAGCATTTAACCGAATCCATTGAACGATATTTGAATAATAAATATAAAGCCGCCTGCAATGCGCCGGTGCGCATCACCGCGCAAACAGAAGCTTTTATGAATACTGTGCTGAATAACTGATAAACCTAAAAAAACCAACAAACCGGCCATAGAGCCGGTTTTTTTATGCCCAAAAAAAGGTCAAGGCCATGTTTTTAAACAAACCGCTCATTAAACTTTATAACAACGTCGTTTCGTTCCAGCGTGAACCGATTGCGACCACCCAAATTAAAGCGTCAGGCAACCAAACAGCCGAAATACTCATTTATGAAGATATTGGCGAAAGCTGGTACGGCGGCATGAGCGCTAAAACCTTTGCCGACCAACTGAACGCCCTGGGCGACCTGAACGAAATTAAAGTCAATATCAACTCATCCGGCGGCAACGTATTTGACGGCGTGGCGATCTATAACACCCTGCTCAAGCATAAAGCTAAAGTCATTGTCAACATAGACGGCATGGCCTTGTCGATAGCCTCTATTATTGCGATGGCGGGTGATGAAATACACATGGCCGACAACGCTTTGATGATGATTCATGATCCGTGGGGCTATGCGACTGGCAATGCCAACGAACTACGCGCGACCGCTGACCTCATGGACACCGTTAAAACCAATCTGGTTTCGACCTATGTCAAGAAAACCGGCATGGCTAACGATCAAATGTCAACACTAATGACCGAAGAAACCTGGATGACTGCTACCGAAGCGCTGGCGTTCGGCTTCATCGACAATATCACCGGCGCAAAAATTGAAAAACTTGCGGCGCATTTTGATCCTAAGCGGTTCAAAAACGCCCCAGCCGATTTGATAAAAAGCGCTCAGGCGCAAGGCAAGCCTAACCTGAGAAACCACCAGTACAGCGCCGCTCTCATGCAGAAACGAGCGCTGCAAATATCCCGCGAGCGGAAAAAAACCACCTGATTCAACTATTTTTTAAATTACCACGGAGTTACCCATGTTACCCATAACAATGTTACTGGCGCTATCCGCGCTTAAAGCCACATTAGGCGCTTTCGGACTGTTTAACGACGCCATGCGCGATGAAAAACTTGAAGCGCTGCAAGACCGGCTGTTAGACCTCAACGAACAATCGCAATCCATCCAGGCGACCGCTGATGCCGATAAGCGCGACCTCAACGCCGACGAATCAGCGCAACTGGACGCCATATTTGCCGACTTTGAGCATGTCGAGGCTGAAATAGAGCGTCGCATCCGCATTAATGCGCAATCTGAAAAACTGCGTCAACCGATGGGACGCCAAAGCGAAGCGCAAGACCCGCAACCGCAAAACCGCGCGCAAAATAACGCCCCTGCGCAATCTCAAAACGGCGAACCGCGTAGAACGCCGCGCGTACATGTGATGGAAAACGTCCAACACCGGGGTAATTGGGGTTGGCGCAACATGGGCGAATTCGCCGCTGCCGTCAGAGGTGCGCGGGGCGGTAGTCTCGACCCGCGTTTAACCCAAAATGCGCCGACAAATTACGGCAGCGAAGGCGTAGGCGCAGACGGCGGTTTTGCCGTACCGCCTGATTTTAAAACCGCTATCCTTCAAAAAGTCATGGGTGAAGAATCCTTGCTTGGTCGTACAGATCGAATGACCAGCTCCGGAAATACCTTGACCATGCCTAAAGACGAAGGCACTCCCTGGAGTTCCAGCGGCGTACAGGTTTACTGGGAATCGGAAGGCGCAGCGCTGAAAAGCTCAAAAATAGAGCTCGGCGAAATGACCAGCCGCCTAAATAAACTAACCGCCCTAGTCCCGGTCACAGATGAATTGCTTGACGACGCCCCGGCGCTGGAAAGCTATTTATACCGCCGCGTGCCTGAAAAATTTGATTTCAAAATTTCAGATTCCATCATTAACGGCGACGGCGTCGGCAAAATGCTCGGTATCCTGAACGCAAACTGTCTGGTATCGGTTGCGAAAGAAGGCAGTCAGACAGCGGACACCCTCAACTATAAAAACATCATCAAGATGTGGGCGAGGATGTACGGCAATTGTCGCCGTAATGCGGTATGGCTGGTTAATCAGGATATTGAGCCGCAGTTGTTCAGTTTGTCATTTGAGGGCACAAGCTCCAGCGTACCCGCCTACATGCCCGCTAACGGATTATCAGACAGCCCGTTCGCCACGTTGTTCGGGCGTCCGGTTATACCAACGGAATCTTGTCAGCAACTCGGCGATAAGGGCGACATTATTCTGGCTGATTTAAGCCAGTATTTGACCATGACAAAAACAGTGGGCATTCGTTCAGATGTGTCCATGCATCTGTATTT